GGGAACGAATGCTTGTGGCCTGCTGCATCGACGACAGCGGAAACCGACTGTTTGCACCGGAAGACGTGGCAGCGTTAGGCCTGCAAAGCGTGTTTATCATCGACCGAATCTTTGCCGCATGTCAGCGAGTGAACGGGGACAACGACAAGGATGAAGCGGAAAAAAAATCAGGGCCGACAGACGCTACCTGATTGCCTGCGAACTCGCAGAGATCTGGGGTGTTCCGTCGGTCGACAAGCTCTTGGAATCAATGTCGCCAGGTGATCTTGATGTCTGGGTGGCCAAGGATGCAATCAGCCCGATCGGAAATGCCGGGGTTGTGGAATTACTGGCAGTCCTCGGGGCGGCGATGTTATCCACGAAGGATGAACCGAAGACGCCAAATGACATCAAAAAAGCGTGCATCGTTCATGGTGTGAACTGGCGACCGGATGAAGTGGAAGAAAAGCCAGCCACAGCCGCCCAAATTGGGGCGATGATGGCAATGGCAGGAGTCAAGCAATAATGAAGACGATTGGTGATCTTGTTGTCCGGCTGAGCGCTAACACAAAGGCGTTCGAGGGCGGCATTGCCAAAAGTCAAATCGCATTGAACCATTTGACGCAAACAGCCAGCAAAACGGTGAACGCGGTCAGCAATTTGAACTCTCTGCGGATTGGTCCCGGACTCGAAAACGGACTAATCGATACGGCAGATTCGATGAATGATCTGCAGGAAGCAACGATTGAGATTGACAAGAATCTCCGCACGCTCGAGCAGACGCTGGACCTGACCGCATCAGGAGCAAGCCTGCTTTCCGGCAGCATCAAAATGGCGACCGGCACCAGCGGCGTTATGGTCGCTTCAACGGCGGCTCTCTCAAAGGGGCTCACGTCTGCCTTGATCGGTGCGGTTGCCCTCCGACAGACCACGACGACGCTGGCCTATGCCTTTGGGCTTGCTGCCGACGGGGCCAGAGTTCTGCTAATGCCGCTCCGTATGATTGGCAGTGCGTTCATGATGGTCGGTTCGCTGGCGATAAAAACTGCGAAATTGATCCTCGGGCCTTTTCGTTTGGTGTTTTCAGCCTTGAAGCTCGCGGCGTCTGCGGCGTGGTCGCTTATTTCACCGTTTATGGGGCTCGCCGGCGGTGCGGTTCGTCTTTACATCACGTTCAAAGCGTTTCAGTTGCAACTCAAGATTCTGTCGAAGCTGTTCAGCTTTCTGCCGCCAAAGGTCAAGGTGATCTTTGTTGCTCTCATGGGACTCGGGGCAGCGTCTCGGGTTGCGGGAGCTGCGTTGGCATCGCTCGGGGTTGTCGGACGTGTCGCGGCCAAAGCAATCAGCTTGTTGACACTGCCGATCAGGGCTCTAATCAATCCGGTGGGCACCGCTACGGCGGTGGTCAAAGGGCTCAACAAAACGCTGGAAAAGACGGCTCAGGTGAGCGTCAAGGCCGCATCAGCAGTTGGCAGCGGATTCATTGGCGGCATTAAGTCAATGGGTCGTTCCGTGCTCAATGCAGGACAAGGAATTCTTAGCCTCGGCACCTCGGCTCTGCCATTTGCTGCACTGGGAGCGGTTAAGCTCGCCGCCGATGCCGAAACACTCGGCATTAAGTTGAAGGTTCTGACAGGAAGTGCGGAGACTGCGAACAGCGTCATGAGGAAAATGGACGCATTCGCAGCCGATACACCGTTCCAGAAGATGGAAATCGGCGACGCTGTTCAGAAGCTGATTTCGTTCGGATCTGCATCCGAAACGGTATTCGATGAACTTCGCATGATCGGCGACATTGCAGCAGCGACTGGTACGCCAATCGGCGAGTTGGCTGAACTTTACGGCAAAGCTCAGGTTCAGGGCCGTCTATTCGGCGAAGACATTAATCAACTGACAGGCCGCGGAATCCCGATCGTTGCCGAACTGGCCAAACAGTTTGGCGTCGCCGAAAGCCAGGTTAAAGAGTTGGTATCTGACGGCAAGGTTGGCTTTCCAGAGATGCAGAAGGCCATGGCCGCAATGGTCGGGCCCACAGGTAAGTTTGGCGGCATGATGTCGGAGTTGAGTCAGACCACTGCCGGAAAGTTTTCGACGTTTGTTGACCGCGTTTTGTTGTTGGGAACTGCAATCGGTGAGCAACTGTTGCCGCACGCTAACAAGTTGCTTGACTGGGCGTCAGGCATGGTGCCACAAGTCGATGGAGTTGGCACAGCGTTCGGGACAGCTACCAGTTTCGCACTGAAGTGGTTCACTGATACACAGAATTTCTTGATTGATATTGGCACGATTGCAGGTGTCGTTGTTGGCAACTTCGACAACGTTTGGCGGGGTGTTTTTGAATCTATGATCGAATACGCTCGGGCCGCGTTTTCTTGGATCAAAGACAATTCCGAGATCATGTATAAGAACCTGAAAGCCAGTGCTGATAAGGCTGTTGGCCTCGCATCTGAAGTGGCCATGGCTCCGATGGACTTGCTCATGAATCCATTTCAGGCTGGCAATTTAGCGGCCGGGCTTGGTCAACAGGCGGCTGGATTAGGTGCCGACATCACAAAAGGTACCACTGAATTCAAAATGCCAGAAAACAAACGACTGAACGATGTTCTGAGCGACATAAATGAGGCATTAAGAATCAACGCGATGAATCGCGCGTCCGGAGCCGGGGTTTCTGCGGCACAGAAAACTGACATCACTAAGCCGTCACCGCTTAACACGTCGTTCATCAAGGGCGGTTCAACGGCGGACATGACCGGCGGCGACAAAAAGGGCAAAGAACTGGCGGGAGCAACGAAGGCCGGAAGCCAGGAAGCCTATTCGCTGCTGGCACAGGCTTTCGTTCGCTCGAAAGATCCGGCGGTAAAGGCCACGCAGGAGCAGACGAAACAACTGATGAAGCCACTAACCCAAATGGCGGCGGCTGCAGTCGGGGGGCTCGGAGGATTCGGCGGCATCATGCTTGTGGAGTCAATCTGATGATTCGAGTGTTTTCAACAGAAAAGATTGTCGAAGACATCACGAAATGGCCAGAAGAAAAACGAGCCACAGTGAAGTTCGCGCGTGAAGAAGAAATTGACGGAAACAAGAAACTGTTCGCAGTCTATCCGAAGGGCACCGAGTTTTTCGGCAAGCAGGCTGATCAGTTGATTGCGTTGGGCAAAGCGAGAATTGTCGACGACACGCCACGGATTGAGAACGCTGAGGTGGCAGAATGACAATTGTAATGCAGGGAGTGCTTCCAGAGACTCGGGAAGCGGCCAACGAAAAAGGGATTCGCACTTACTCAGAAACTTACTGGCTGACGACAAACCAAAAGACTGACGGAACATATGAGGTCGGTTCGCATCCAGATCTTCCGACGGTCGGCTCGGTTCACCACACAGACACCGGCGCGTGGTGCACTGCAGTTCGGCCGAAGTGCGTTTCTGGCTATGTGCATTTTCATGTGACGTGCACATTCTCAAGTGAGCGTGAATTGGCAGAAGATCCAACGGATGAGCCAGCATTAACAGAGTGGGACGGCGAACAATTCCAGCGCCCGCTCGTGATTGATGAGGACGGCAATATCGTGTGCAACTCCGCGGGGGATCCGTTTGACCCCCCGGAAATGATTGATGACAGTAGGCTGATCTCAGTCACGACGAAGAATCTTGCCAGTGTTCCAATATGGATTATGGAATACAGCAACGCGGTGAATAGTGACACTTTCACTATCGACGGTTTTGCTGTCGGTGTTGGTCAGGCAAAAATGCAGACACCAAAAGTGTCGAAGCCAATGAGCCGGAACGGAACAACTTATCGTGAAGTGCAAATCACGATTCATTACCGCGAAGAGGGTTGGGTTTCGAATATCCTTGACGCAGGATTTCGAGAGCTTGTTGATGGTTCTGGGTCCGGATCTGGTTCCGGGTCGGGGTCGGGCGGAACCTCGCTAAGAAACATCAAGGTCGAAAATGAGGACGGCGAGTTAGAGGACATTTCCGCGCCGGTTCCGCTTGACGGTTCAGGCCAAGCTTTGAGCAATCCATCGCCGTTAAATAATGTTGCTTTACAGTTTCGCGGCTATCGCAGATTGCCGTTTTCCGCACTTCCTTTGACGTAGGTGTCGTATGCCTGAAAAGGGAGTAGTGTTTGGCCAGACAGCATCAAAGCAGATTGCAAAGACTGTTCGTGAGGTCGCGCGGCGAACAGTCAACGAAATGCCGCAACGGGCCAGATGGCAAGGGAAAAAACACGGCGGTAGCGTTCAGGTCGCATGGGGCATACTTGGTCAAAACACTGGCAAAGACGACAGCATTCTCTCAGTCTCGCTCTATCGCGGGGCATCGCTTGAAGAGTTTGTGCCTTTTCTTTGCGGACCATGCACAGATGGCAGCGGCTCTGGCTCTGGTTCCGGAAGCGGCTCCGGCGGCGATTGCGATTTTCTTGACATGGATTTGAGTCTGTGCAATTCGCTCGGGAGTGTGACGGCGCTTGTGCCTGCTGGCTACAAAGCGGGGCCCGTCGGGCTCATTAAGATGCCGACATGCGGAACATCCGGCAGCGGTTCAGGTTCGGGATCAGGATCTGCCAGCGGCGCGACGTGGAAGGGCTGGACCGTAATTGTTGGGCGGCGGCTTCGATGTGTCGCAGAAATTCCGAACAAAATCGAATGTTGTCCAGTCGAAGGTCTAAAGATCACGGAATGGAATCGAATTTGGTTCTTTGGTGAGGCACTGTCGCAGCGTCTTGATCCGTGCAGCACTGGGAGCGGAAGTTAATGGCTGATGCGTCTGCAGATTGCTGTTGTGGAAAGCCGTGTTGCGGGAGGTCTAATCTGCCAAATACGCTCTACGCGACGATCACAAAAGTCACGAACTGCAACTGTACAGACTGGCTGGGACTTGTAATTCCGATCACAAAAGCGTTCTGGTATCCGGAAACAGCAGGCACGGTGAATTGGGGCGCGTCGATCATTGGGCCTTGTACTGTGATCAATGGCGTCGATACAGCCCAGCGATTCGCAATCAAACTGGAGTGTACGAAGGGGCCTATTGGGCAGATCGGTATCCCTTCAGACCTGCAGTTATACACGGGCGATTGTGGCGGAGTAAATGCAGACGGTCCCTGTGACCCGAATGATCCAGTTGAGGCACTGGCAGCAAACAACACGGCGACAATCAAGCCTCTCGAATCGCAGTGCAATCCTCTGATTCTCGTTTACACAGTCGCGGCATTTGAGCCTCGATGTCAAGACCCGATGAATCCTTTGGGGGCTTTGGATGTCGAGATCACGATCACGGAGTAGACCATGCAAGAACTGTTCACAGTCGCACTAATCGGGCTTCTCTCTTTCCCTGGTGCCTACGCCGCATCCTATGTGGTCAATGGACGTGAGGCATTAGAGGAAGCAATGGTTAAGGCGATGCAGGAGCAGGCAAGAGAGCAAGAGCAAGCTATTTTCGACTCCATAAAGCCAGAAAACAGGTGGCAGCAGTGAAAGCACTCGTCGGCAGAATGCACGACATAGCATCTGGCGCGGCCGGGCTCTCGGTCGAAACAGCCCAGCGTTATCGAGAACAGTGGTCGGCAGAAGGCTACACGCTTCCGGAATACGACGAGACCGCAGCGGCCAGAGTGATCGATCCACAGAACAGGCCTGGCGATGTCCTACATGGAATTCTGCGAGAAGAACACGGGTTCAAGGTCGCTTCCTGCAGGTGCCAGGAATGGATCGACCGAATGAACGCCTGGGGGCCGGTCGGATGCAGGGAGCATCTGACGGAAATCGTTGATCACCTCTACGACGAAGCCTCAACAAATCCACAAGTCAGCCATGCGATTCGGCTCGGGCTGCAAGTTCCGATCATTGGCCCGATGGAAGGCAGGCGAAGAATCACGGCAATTGTCAGGAGAGCGATAGAGATGGCAGAGACCGCCCCGAACCAGAGAATGAGTGTCGAAGAGATTGCGATTCGTTTGGCGTCTCCTGCTCACAAGTGGCCAGAGGGCT